GTTGTAAGTACCAACATCCAGTGAAGGCGTGGTACCAGTTACTGACACGGGTGCAAATGGAGCAGGTATTGCAGCTGCAAATCCTGTAATAGCTGATGTAGGAATACCTGTTAGACCAGAGCCGCTGCCATTAAATGAACCCCCTGTTACTGTTCCAGTAGCCGATATTGTACCTGTAGCTGTGACGTTACCTGTAGCTGTGACGTTACCTGTAACAGTTGCACCCTGAGAGAAGTTAGGAGCACCAGTACCAGTTTCATCTACTATGGTATCTACTTTAATTGTGCTCATTATACTTTCTCCTCTGCTATTAAGTTAACGGTTGTGCCACCATCTGATGTGAAAAACTCATAGGTTACCCTGTCCCCGTTACCTGCCTTTGTTCGCGAACCTACAACTGATGATGGTAGATTTATTGCTACCCCTACTCCTACTTGGTAAGAGTGTACGGCGGTTGGGACGTTACTCAAAAGGAACATACTATAACCATCTGGGTCGAAGGTAACTGCTTGTGGTTCTGTCGATTGAGACGTTACGTCAAAGCTTTTTGTCAGAGTGGCTGATGAAAAAAGAAAGGCAGTGCTCAGGGTGTACTGATAGACTCTATCACCACCTGCTCCACACACGAATAACTCTGTGCCAGTAGGGTTTATAAATAGACCATTTGGTGAACCGTCCACACCACCAACGTAGTGGCTTTGACCTGAGTAAGTACCAGTTGCAACATTCCAAGCTGTAGACATAGTATACTCTTCTACTCTGTCACTTGTAGAACCAAGTACGTAGAACGCTGTGCCATCAGACTTGAAGTGGATATCCCGTAAGGATGTCTCTCTGCTACTGAGGTCTAGGGTATTATTATACACGGCTGTAGTAACATTCCAAGCTGTGCTTAGGTTATAAGAATAAACGGAGTCAGGGTTCATGCTTCCTACCATGTACAGCACTAAACCATCAGGCTTAAAGAATATACCCTCTGGTCTAGTGGTTTGCAAACCAAAACCTGAGAACAGCTGTAAGTAGACAGCTGTGGACACGTCCCAAGCTTTGCTTAAGTCATACTCGTATATGCTATCATTCTGAAAGCCTGTAATGTACATCTTTGTTCCATCAGGCTTAAATGCCAGCCCACCGGGGTCAGAGTCTTGGTTACCTATGGTCTCTAGTGCTTGACCACTATACAATCCAGTAGTTAGGTCGTAAGAATTAGATATGAAGTTGTTGATGTAGCTGTATCTCCAGTTAGCGTTGGTAGGAACGCTAGTGAAAGAAACTGCATTATTCGCCCTTAATGATCCATGGTCAAAGAAGTTAAACGTACCAACATCAAGAACTCCTCCTACTGCTACAGCAATAGTGTTACCCATTGCATTTCCGTGAACAGTACAATAATAGCGTAGTGCAACGGGAGCACTAGCTGCAACAGTTATTGTAACTTTAGCCCCTGCTTGCCCCGGTGTTCCAGTAACCACAACCCCAGTAGAGTATGAGGTACCAGCAGCATTCTTAAAGCGTAATGGGTGACCAGTGTTTGTGCTATCAGACAGATCAAAGACGTATGCGTTTCCTTTAAAGAAGCTCAGGGTTGGGTTAGCCACTCCAGCAATGTGATACTTGTTAACACCTAATACACTTGCAACTGTGACTACGTAAGTAGCACCACCAATGTAGGTATTTTTAAAGGATGCAGTTTCGATACCTGTAAGTGAAGCACCAGAGATAGCTGGCAAGGCTCCTGTAAGTTGGGATGCTGCTATGTTGCCAGTTAGTTTAGTAGCATTCAAGCTACTCTCAGCGTTAAGCAACTCACCTGTACTATCAGGAAGTGTTAGAGTGTGACTAGTGTCACTATTAGGTGAAGCAATGGAAAACGTACCTGTACCTGTTCCATTGGGGTCTATTGTTATCTTACTCATGGTGTTACCTCAGGGGTGATTGCTATTTTACTCATTTATGGCTCATTGGGCCAAGTGATAGTGGTAGGAAATCCAGCTTGTGTAGGGACATCACGAAGAGCTTGACGATATACAGTCTCTGCATCAGTCATTGTTCGGTCTGCTACAGCCCACCAATCTGTTTTAGATAGCAAGGAGTCACGAAAAGCTCTAGCTTCCTTTGTAGTCAATGCTAAAGCACCCGCAGTCTCAACTGATGCGTCATAAGTATCCCCAATCTTTTGATATTTGACTTCAGGCCAAGCACTGTAAGCTGCGGGAATGCTATCGGGGTCTACTACGATGAGGTTTGTAATAACCCCGTCTGTTAGTTGAGCTAGGTTTGACATTATTAAACGCTCCTTTTCTGAGATATTGCTACAAACCCGTCACCACCTATACCACTAAAGAAATAACCTGTTCCATAAACTCTATATCGGTAAGAGCTTGCACCTCCAGAACCTAGTGTCCCTCTAGATGCCTGAAGAGTTATTTGGCCATTACTATTAATAGTTCTACCTTTTATACCCTGCCCCCCGCCGGGTTTAGTAGCCGCATCAAGAATTAAACCTCTTGCTGCTAGGGTTTGTACTGGGCTGTTGAAACCATCAATAGCTACGTGTAGGTTGCCGCCAGACATGCTAACAGCGTAGGTTCCACCAAAAGCGTCTATGGGAGGTGTAGCTCCCCCAACACCGCCAGACTCCGTATTGTGAGATGGGGTGCCATCCCTGTTAGTATCACCACCAGACGCAGTAGCTGCTGCTGCAATAGTAGGGGTGTTGGTTGATATGCTTCCAGCACCACCAGCACCGCCTCCACATGTCATGCTAAGGTTAACATTACTTGCACCTAAGTTTGAACCAGTTACGGTAGTAGCGCCACCCGCATTGCCCTGTGCAGTACCAGCAGTATTAACAGACTCTCTACCCCCACCAGAACCAATGGTAAAGTTGATGGTATCCCCCGTTTGTAGAACTAATAACTTTGATGAATAGGCCCCAGAAGCACCCCCTTGTGCATGGTCATTTGTGCCTGAATAGTTGGCACCTTCATAGGTTGGGGAAGTGTGGCTTGCAACAGCACCAGAACCACCTGCGCCTACAGCCTGTACAATTATAGTCATATCTGTAGATGCGGTGAAGCTACCAGTACTAGTGTAAACAGTAGTTCCGTAGTCAGCAGCGGCATCAGCTACTGGAATATCGCCACTACCTATAAGGGAAGTGCCTCCAACTGTTTTTAAAGCTGCTGTGATTTGCTGTGTAACACGGGCAGGAGACATAAACTTAGTACTGTCTGTACCCGCTTCTGCCTCTGATTGACTTGCTAATACGGGTGATGGAATACCTGTAAGTGAAGCACCAGAGATAGCAGGTAGTGCGCCTGTTAGCTGTGCTGCTGGTATGTTAGTAATGTTAGTGCCATTAAAATCAGGCGCTGCTGTACTGTCAATGTCAGGGGTTGTAATACCTGTCGTTCCGTTAAGTATAATAGCCATTTATAAAACCACCCATCTTGCGCCTGTCTCGATTGTAACAGTGACCCCACTATTAATAGTTATTGGCCCTGTCGTCATAGCATTCTTGGTTGCAACTATTGTGTAGTTAGCTGCTACCGCCTGATCGTTTTCGTAGAAGATGCCATCTGCTGCACCACCACCAATGCTACCCCACACACTACCGTCATAGCCTTCAAAACCTGTGTCGGTAGAGTTAAAACGTAGTTGACCTGTAGCTGGGCTTGCATCACGCTGACCAGTAGTACCTACAGGAATGTTAGCTGATCCAGTACCAGATGTCTGATCTACAAAACCTGCGTCTACCTGTGTCTGTGTATAAAGCAGAGACCGTAGGTAGTAACGGGTATCTGACTGTATTTTAGTGTAGTTATCAGCCAGTACAAATGTACCATAAGCGATAATACTTACTGAGTCCCCTACAGCTGCACCTGTCGTAAGCGTTATGTTAGTTCCTGTAGAAGCTGTAAAATCGTTAGAAGAACCCTCTACTATCTTAATACCATTAAGCCAAACATCCACAAAACCAGCATCATATGTAGCAGCAAAAACAGTTTGTCCTGCAGTTGCAATATAGTTTGAACGATCAGATGTACCATTTACAGATGAACCAGCACTTACCCATCCAGCGCCTGTGTAGACTTTCATAGTGGAAGTACCAGTATCAAAGTATAATGCACCAGTAATAAGTGCGTCACCATCATTGTCTAATAAAGGCGCTGTACCTTTAGCACCAAGGTAACGGTCATCAAAGGAGTCAAAAGAAGCAGCTGCGTTAGTGGCACTACCTGCGGCGGAAGTAGCAGAGTTGCCTGCGTTAGCCTCAGATGTAGCTGCGTTAGTTGCAGAGGTAGCTGCATTAGTTGCACTTGTTGCAGCTGCTGTTGAACTACCAAGTAACCCATCAACGTAAGATTTATTTGTAGCGTCACCTGCAGCAGTTGCTGTAGCAAGGCCAGTAACCTTGTTAGAACCCATTGCTAGGTTCCCTGACATTGTATCACCACTCTTAGATACTTGCAAGGCATCCTTTGTATCAGAGTAGGCTTTTGTTGCAGCGTCCTGTGCAGCTGTAGGATCAGTAACACCTGTTACCTTATTAGACCCCATAGCAATGGCACCAGACATTGTACCACCAGCAAGGGGTAGCTTAGCAGCAATACTTGTTGTCACTGTGTTGGAAAAGGCTGCGTCATCACCTAGTGCTGCAGCAAGTTCATTTAGTGTATTAAGTGCACCGGGGGCAGAGTCTACAAGGTTAGCTACCTCTGTGTCTACGTATGTTTTAGTAGCTGCATCATTTGCATTAACAGGGGCAGATAAGTTTTCAATAGTAGCTGCAGTAGCTGCATCCATATTAAGTGTGCCATTAATGGTCACATTGGTAAAGGAAGATGTACCAGAGGCCGCAGTTACGTTGCCTGTAAGGTCACCCGTAACATTACCGACAACATTACCAGTTAAGTTACCTGTTGCATTACCAGTTAAGTTACCAATTACGTTACCTGTAATATCTCCTGAAGCAGATACTGTAGTGAAAGCACCTGAACCCGCTGTAGTAGCACCTACATTTGTCGCATCAATAGTACCACCATTAATATCTACGGTAGCTAGTGTAGCACTACCTGTAGCACTTAGGGTTGTTACGCTTGCAGCGGCTGCAGTAGTAGCACCAATAGTAACACCGTCAAGTGTACCACCATTAATGTCAGCAGTGGCAGCAGTTAAGCTAGTGTTTGCAGCTAGGGTAGTAAATACACCAGTAGAGGGTGTAGACGCACCTACAGTTGCACCATCAATAGAGCCGCCGTTAATGTCAGCAGTTGCTGCAGTTAAGCTAGTGTTTGCAGCTAGGGTAGTAAACGTACCTGCTACTGGTGTAGTGTTACCGATTACAATGTTGTCACCAGTACCTGTAACGGAACCTGAGTGATCACCAGAACTAGCGCCTGTAAGATTGCCCGTAACATTACCTGTAAGGTTAGCTAAGACACCCGCAGTTGCAGTAACAACTCCAGTGATATTAAGCGTACCAGCTACAGTAGCATTCTCATGTATGGCAAGTGTATCAATGTAACCAATACCGTTAATGTATAAGTCTTTAAACTCAGCACCTGTAGCACCAAGGTCTATATCATTATCTGTAATAGGACGAAGAACACCGTCACGAATACTGATCTGTTCTACAGGAACACTAGATACTTCAACGTAGAAGTCTATTGTATTAGAAGCTGTGTCAATATGTACTTTGTTTTTAGCATCCAAGTCAGCAATGATAGGAACGTATTCGCCTTCACCTGCGCTACCATCATGTTTGTGGCCACCAGATTGCTGGAAGGCATCTCTAATAGCGTTGTACTCTGCATTAATAGGTGCAGCCCGTAAAGTTGCTGTGGGAATGATATCTGCTGTAGACTGTCTTGTATAACCTGCCACGGTTTATCTCCTATCTGCAATGCCATACGTAAGCGTTATAGCTTGTATGGTATGGCTTGCTCTTTGATTGTTCGTAACGTAACTAACGGAAACAGATTTGCCTGAACCAGATACATTTGTTTGTGTCTTAGGGGAAGGATTACCATCATAGATGTCACCTGCACCATAAATAGCTGTGCCATATATAGCTGCAGCACCTTCAGTAGAGAAATCATATGTTGTGGGGTTGTTTGTGTTTATATCGTCATAGTCGTAGTATACACCTACAAAGACTTCTGTATTACCCTCAGACTTTAGATACGTATGAATATCGTAAACGTTCTTACGTACTTCTGGGTCTTCCATGTAATAGTATGGCGTCTGGTAGAGACTAAAGATATCGTTGCCTTCAAAGGAGATACCACGCTCTTGTCTGTGAACCTTACCTACAGCATCGCCATGAATGACGTGCTCAAATTGACCAATGAAACCACTTGCTACACAGTTGGCTGTAATGCCTGTAAGCTGGCTGTACTCAAAGATACTCTTTTTATCTTGGCTCTTACGAATGGCCCCAATGAGGGATAGAGATGCGTCATTCTTAAAGAAGAACCTAAACTGAGACTTTCTACGTATAACAACAACGCTTACGTCTGTGATCTGCTCAGACAAGTAGTAATTATCAAAGATACCTTGGATTTCTTTAGATACAGGAGCAAGCTCAACGTCACCAATGCGGTCAGTACCAGAAATAGGTCGAATACCGTCTGGCCCCAAGAAGAGTAGGTCCCCACCAAACTCAACTACTGAGTCAGGGGCAACACAGCCAAGGTTAGATGTTACACCCTGTAACACAAAGTTAGCTAGGCTGTTACCAACTAGCTTTTTAATAGTATTAGCACCAAATATAAACAACTCATTACGAAACTTCTTAATGGCTGTTACTTTGTACCCTACGTTAATAACACCTGCACCATTGGCAGGGGTATAGTCTGTAGCGTTTAAAGGTGCACTAAAGTGAAGGGTCTGAGGATTAGTTGAATCACCAGCTAGGAATACATGAGAAGCAAACTCTTCTGCGTATAATGGGTTATTGGGGGCATTAGCATGTGTTATGGCAGTGTAAGTAGTACCATCATATATTGCAGCAGGGTTGACTCCATCTGTAAGAATCATATCCTCAGTTGCCCAGTTGTAGTTAATGAAACGTACACGGCTTACGTTTGTCACATCTGGTGTTCCTGCGGATACTACAGCATCCCAGCTTGATGAAGTATCATTCCATTTATGTAGATAGTTATACCCAGAAAAGGGTTTTCTACAAGCAAAAATACCATCATTTATGTTACCATTTACATTAACGCCTAAGACAGGCCCTGAGCCTGCCACTGTACCATAGTCATTCTGGTAGCCACTAATACGGCGATAGCCACCCGAAAGGGCAGGCTCATAATTAATCATTCTTATAGCACTACCCGACATAGCACTAGCTTGAGTTAGAGGGTCTGTATTGGTGACAAGGCCACCTGAACAAACCGTGACGAGCGTTTTTAGGTTATCCATTTAGAAGAAGCTCTTCTTAGGTATAGTTGAACTCTGCAATCCACCCGTAACAGTAGAATATAGCTGGGTAGGACTATCAACAATTAACCTACGCATAGACTTAATGCCTTTTATAAACTTGTCTTGGTGTATATTAGCAGACTGTTCATTAGAGCGAAAACGCATCATATACATCATAGCTCCATCAATAACAATATGTTTGAACCTAGAGGGTACTATACAAACATCAGAAGAGAGCAGCAAGTCTTCTGGATACTTCCAGTAGCGGTATTCAATAGAGTAGGCTTTATCAGGAAGAGGTGTAATACCAAACTTATCTTCTTGTGTTTTGTATATAATTGCAGGTAGGCTGTACCCAGATACGCCACTGGTGTCGTCAGAAGCCCTATGAGCGCGAAGATACATTTCATATGTTACAATAGGGAGAGGGGCAGGGGATGATCCATCCAAAGACTTAAGGTAAAAGGTTTCCCAATCTACCTTAGAAAAGTCTGCAGGGAAGTCATAAGTACCTGTGCCTACTGTTAATGCTTGTGTGTATGTAACTATTGTGAAGGGCCACTCTTGGGCTTCTTGTAGCATTTCGCGCACTGATGAGTTTATAGCGTCTTTAGCTATAGCTTGTATATTTCTTACTGAATCAAAGTCTGTGGCGTTAATAGTAACCTCGTTAAGCCTACGAAGCAAATCATTTACTAATGTAATATAAGTAGCCATTGTTGTATGCCTTAAGGTAAGAGGGAAGGGGCCAGCACTAGGCCAGCCCCGACTTTAGTTAGATTAAGCAGCGTTGTAACGTGCTGTGATCAGTGCCTCTGGGCGCAGAATCTTGCGACCGTATAGATGCATACCACGAACGATGTCTGCAAAGCTACCTTGGTCACGGTAGTTCTCTACCTTATTGATTTGCTCAGCAGAAGCAACAGCTTCGTCCTGACCAGCCAATATGATACCGTAGTGATCGTTCTGTGCAGTTGTACCAGAAGTACCAGCACCAGTGCCTTTTGCTGGCAAAGAATTGGACGAATAAACACGGAAGCCGTGGATATTGTTCAACACTAGACCATTCTGCAGACCAGCACCACCGAAGTCACCATTCAACATACGTGAATCTTCGTCTTTCAGCATTTCAATGAACACCGGGTCGAGGATCACATAACGCCCACGGGCATCTACATTCTGTGTATCCAACTTACGAGCCATACGGGCAAGTACAGTCAATGGAGATACAGTTGTTGCTGACAGGGCAGTTGCACCCGGCAAGCGTGGAGCCAACGGGATAGAATCACCAACAGTAGCGGAACCAGCAATAGTCAAGTTACCAAACGCAATAGCGTCTAGCTGGTTGACTTTAAGTGATTCGCCATTTAAGGCTGCGGCTGTTGGGTGCTGTGCTTCGCCATTAACAGTGGTGATGAACTCGCCAGCAGTAGTGTGACCTGTCATGTATGACAAGCAGTCTACGTCCATTGCGTCAGCCATCTTATATGCTGCACGATCAGCAGCCAAAGAAGCGTGGTCAACGTTGGAAAACTGCTCTTCGATGTCATCCATCTTGAATGCAAAGTAGTTTGCTTTGTCGATGGTCAAGGAGAAGTCTGTGTCATCAAGCTTTTCAGCAGTGATGGCAGTGTGACGCTGAAGAGCATTGACAGTTACGTCTGGCTCTTTCTGAATGCGAACTGTATCGCCTTGGTTAGCAATCTCACCAAAGTAAGAGTTGTTTGTGATTGCATTAGTTACAGCTGCTTTACGCAGTGCAATTTGTGCTTGCTTAGAATAGATAACAGGAGAAAAGTTACCGTTAAAGCCGCCTGAAGCGGATGCTATAGCCATGAGAAAATCCTTTCAAAGATATGTGGCTTGTAAGAAATAGACACTACATATTCACTGAAAAGAGGCTCTTCTTATTAGGGTAGTCAGCTTTGCTCTTAGAATTGCCATCCTTGGAGCGCTGGGCCTATAATCTGAGGTAGTTCTTTTTTGTGTGGGAGTGCTTAGTTAAAAGCATGTCAGAGTTATGTTGTCCACAATAACACTGTACATGCCTATAGTTTTATCTACTAATCAAGTAATGTCAAACTAATTCTTTGACATATCGTAAATAAACTTGCCTTTACGTTGAGCGTCCATGATTTCATCTTGTCGCTTCTCGTATTCTTTAATAGACATCTTCGCTATCTGTGATTCTCTTAGATAGGTTGAAGAGTCATTTGCATCCACTACGGTGCGTTTACCTTTAATTGAGGTAGCTGCATCCTTATCAGCAGTGGAAGTTATTTTAGTTGTCTTAATGCCTTTATCTGACTTATACAGGTCTAGTACACGTGCTACAGACTTAACGTCATCCATATTATCGTATAATGCATCTTGTACCACTTTGGGTTGTTCTTCTGCCCATTTATGGAATGTATCATCTTCACGGATGTCTGCAAAGTCTGGGTGCAGGTACATAAGCTCTGCTTCGGACTTCTCTTTACGAGCCTGTGTGCGTAGCTTCTCAACTTCTTTAAGACGACTATCTAGCTCAGATGAACGTTCATTAGCTTTCTTATCAGCAATAGCCTCTACCATACCAGCAACATCAGGATACTTCTTAGCCCAAGCCTCTACTTCATCTTCAGACTTAGGTAGTACAAGCTCATTCTTTGATGCAGCATCAAGTTGAGATGTTAGTTTATCCACCTTTGCTTGGAACTCTTTGTCTTTCTCTTGAGAGTGCCGCCTAAGATCACCATAACGTTTCTTGAAGTTCTTTTCCTCTGAACTTAAATCTTCATCTTGTGCTTCAGCTTTTGGTTCTTCTTCTTGTTCGGGACTACTCTCTGCCTGAACAATGGGTTCGACAGGCTCCGTGCTATTGGGTTCCTCTTGGGTGGTTTCTTCAGCGTCTTCATCTGGGGCCTCTGTATCTACCCCCGCTTCTTTGAGTAGGGCTTTTAGTTCCTCTTCATCCATTTTAACACGGTTTGCATTACGTTGGTGTGACGCAGAATTAGTCTGCAGTTGGGCTTCCGACATGTTTTTATCCTTGTGTTGGGGCCAGCCGTAGCTGGGTAGCCTTATAATTATAGTGGTAGTCTGGTAGTGTTATTTCTTCTTCATCAATCCACCTTTAGCAAATCCAGTCTTACCAGTAGTGTTTTTACCACTTGTTATGTCTGCTAGTTTTGCTTTTGCTTTTTTATTCTCGACCATTTTGTCGTATGTAGAAGCAGGAGGAAGTACTACAGCAGGCCTAGTCGCTTTGGGAGGTACAACTATGGGAACAGTGTCATTGCCGTTGCTATCGCCGTTGTTTCCACCGCCGTTGCTATTAGTTTCAACAACAGGTGCAGCTGTGTCATTAGAAGTACTGTTCATAATACCCGGCTCTATTCGTTTATTTGTTTCCCCCTTTGTATCGTAAAGGATACCATTTATGTACTGTTTTCCATCTCCTGGAGTAAACATGTTAGCAATAGACTCTGTAAAGCTATTGCCTTTATAGGTATCACCTGATGTTATATTCTCCATAAAGTTACGGCCATCATCATCTTCTTTTTCGGAGCCATCAGCGTTTTTACCTTGCATGATGAAGCGTACTTCTTCAAGCTTTGTAGCATCTTCACCAGATTCATTAAGAGCATCAATCTGAGCGGTTACACCACTAAGCATAGCATTAGCCTGTAGTTTCATAATGCCCTTCATAGCTATGCCAAGACCTAATCCACCAAAGACAGTAGCAGCACCTGCAAACTTGTTACCAACACCTGTCATTTGACCATAAACTTCTAGAAACTTATCAGGCTGTGCTGTGGTCCAATCAATAGATTCACCAACAACCATTTCATCCCTAAAGTTATTTTGATCGTTGTCTCCACCCGGTGCATAATAAGAGTCTGGAACACCAGCCGCCGAAGTAGTACCTGTAGCAGCAGATGTGGCAACCTGTTCAGCTACTTGCTCTGCAGCGGCACCTTCAGGAGTAAACCCTGCAGGAACAGGTGTAAGAGGCTCACCATTCATAAACTGTACAAAGACCTTTTGACCATCTGGACCAAGGAAAGTGCGTATCTCAAAACCACCTGTAGAGGATGCGTAAGGGTTATAACCTCCATCAGAATAACCAGAGATGTAACCACCCTTATTCATCATAGGTTGCTCTGGCTCACTATCGTCAACCATCTCTAGTTCTGATACATCAAAGGGTAACTCATCACCACCCATCTCCATACCACCAACAGGCTCACCACCAATACGACCATCAGATTCCATCTGAGCATAGCCTTGTTTAGCTTCAGCACGAATATCCTCGAAGAACTTAACACCAAAGAAGCGTACTACATCAGCAGGTACAACATACTCACCCTCACTCAGTTGAGCAGGGATATCATCTCGTACTTCTTCTGGCATAGACCCTACGGGTACAGCATTGCCTGACACTGGGTCTACGTCTTCTGCTAAACCGCCTATTGCGAAAGCCATGTCCATTTGCTCATTCATTACTGCTCCACCCTTGTTGAATAGTCTAATCTTACCGTCTTTAGTTCTAACAGCAAGCTCTCTTAATTGTGCTCTAGTAGGCTTCTTTACCCCCCTAGCTAATACTAATGGGCCTATTTGAATGACCTCATCAGCCTCAAACACAGGCATTCCTGTACTCTTATCGTAGAAGTTACTCTGCCTGTAAGGATTCATACCTACCTGTGTCCACTCAGGGTCAGACAAAAGCTTACGTGCCTGCTCCTGAAGGGCATAAGGGTCTTCTGGTACATAGTCACCATATACACGAGCAATAGTAGCTTTGGGCATAGATTTTTCTGGAACATCTGTTCCTGCTTTAGAGCCTTTTAAACGTGCTTTACCTCTAGCAATATCCAAGGCAATTTCTGACTCAGAACCAAACTTAATGTTTTTAAGGCGAACAGCTTGGCCATAACCTAGTACAGAGCCTTTAACATCATTCTTTCCATCGTGAATAGATACCACCCAAGTATCGTAGTCGTTATATGCAGGTATATCTAACCTAGAACCCACACGAGTGCCTGCAGGGATTTCAAAACCTTTTACTCCTATGACACCTGTCTTTTGTACCTTCTTACCTAAGGAGCCTGCTACCTGTGTAACAGTAGGAAATGAGGGCATTGTCTCTGCTGTGTATATAGAAGTAACAGGCAGTTCTTCTTTAAGAATACGCCTAGCTTCTTTAGAAGTAATATTGCCTTGATATAAATCTTCTGCAGCGGCTTTAGCGGCTTCTGTATTTGCTTGGCGTTTACTCTCTGGTATCTTATTAGCTTTTCGCCATGTCGAAATAGCTTCAGTACTATCTAAGAGAGCAGCAGCTTCTGCTACATCATCTATTTCAGGCTTTAACCGTACATTACCAAGACCAGAACCCATTGCGTTAGGATCAACCTCAATACGCTTTGCAATACCTAGGCCCTTCTTAGCTCCAGCCTTAATAGCTGCAGCTGCTGCATCACCTAATCCAGGTATAAGACCTATGATGGCTGCACCACCTAAGGCACCAACATAGCCCCAGTTAGTATCTTCCCGTTGTATCTCGTCCCAGACATCTTTAGCTGCCATAACGTCACCAATGATAGGTGTCATCTCAGCAACAAAGGTAGCGGCGTCTAATAAGGTTGGTGATTTCTCATCCTTAACTTTACCACTGGCTATAACACCAGCCCTGTCACCTCTAACAGGCTTATTAACAAGTGATTCAGCCATAGCCGCATCAGTTTGTGCATCTACATTAGCCATTGTCCATGTTCACTTTGTCCCTTAAATACTTCAAGTTACGGTATGCTGAGATTTTACCTTGAGAGCGATACATTTCAACAGGGTCAGATATATTCTCAATACTTTTGTGTTGCTGTGAGATGCACCCTTCTAACTCTTGAGTAAATGCATCCCATAGTTCTTTATCGTTTACGAGCTTCTTAAGCGACATTGCCACTGAACCCTTGTTCGCCCGGAGTTGGTGCTGTACCTATGCCCATCTGAGCGCCACCGCTTCCTGTGGTGTCCTGTACGCCTGCTGGGCCTTGTCCTTGAGGTTCTTGGCCACCTTGGGGCATTGGAGCGCCTTCAGGGCCTGTAGCGGCAGGGAGAGGGGCCTGAAAGCCTTTGAGGATTTCTGCTTGGATAGCGGCATCCTGCATAGAGTTGGTAACCTTATCAGGGTCAAGGTCCATAGACTTAGCAATCTCACGAATTATGTAGTCCATTTTAGCAAAAGGAGCTAGTACTGGGTTCTGTGCTACTTGCAGGAATTGCATCAACCTTTGTGAGCGTACTTCATTAGCCATAAGGCTTTCTGTACCAGAGGCACGAACTTCTAAGTCACCCCGAATAGTCTCATCAAAATCAAACTGCATGTTGAAAGCAAAGAATGCTTTACCCATTGGTCGTATAAGATAGTCATCAACGTTCTTTACTACTGCTCGAATAGAACCATTAGCAGCAGACATGAGCATACTAATGCCAGAAGCTGTTCTTCCGACACCTGAAACTCCTGTTTGCCCATGAGCAAAACTAGGGAAACCAGTAGATTCATCAGCAAGTACTCGTGCTTTATCAAAGAGTTGCATGTTTTCTTGGGCTACATTGGGAAACTTGGTGCCAAATATTGCCTGTCCGGGAGCGCCCCCTTGGCGTTTAAAGATTTTTCCGGGGTATACTGAAAGGTCTTGTCCGGGAACGAGATTAGTTTCGTCTATCTCAATGATAAGATTGCCAGAAAGTGCAGCATTATCAATCGCTAAACGCATAAAACCGTTCATTAAAGTTTGTGTGTCATCCATATTCTCAGCTATACCAATGCCAAAGAAGCTATAAGGATTGTGCTCATAGGGTACTGCATAGTATGGAATACGTGTAGGCTTGAATGGGTTAAGTACAAAACGAAGCACTTCACCATTACAAACCCATATATTACAGTTAAGTTCATCTAAGTCTTTGTATTCACGTGGTATCTTAACACCATGAACTTCAAGTATAGCTACGTCCACGAAACCCCAGAACTCTAATACTTCCCAGCGTTCTGAATCAGGTGTGGTTTCATCATCTTCCATAGCCATTTCCCAGTGCTTCTGCACATAGTCAGGGCCTTTATCTATAGCCGTGGCCAAAGCATCTTTCATGAAGTATGGGCGGTTCTTAAGTCCACGTAATTGTGTGCGTGACATCTTGTGGCGTTCAATGATGTATTCTGCATCATCCATAGAAGCTGCTTCTGGATCAGGGTAGAAGTTCCAGCATGATACGTGATTTGTCTGTGGTACTGTTTTAACTATAGGGGAGTACTCACCCTCTTCATCCCAATTAGGATATTCTTTATCTATAGCAAAGGGGCCTTTCATGACACCTGTTCCAAGTAGAGACATCTCAAAAGCCATAGAACGTAGGTGAACAGATGCACCTGATTCATCTAGCTGGTCATGTATCTTCTTTTCCATCTTCTTAGCTGCAATCAATGCAGGATGAAAAGTAACTGTGCTTGGTGTAGTACCGTCACCCTCAATTAGCTTATCACTAACTGGTCCTAGCTTACCTGAAAGAGGACCTAATCGTTCAGATAGGGTACTAAGTGTTTCTCCGGGAAGTAGCTTAGTGTCAGGGCCAATAAGGTAAGGCCTAGGAGCAGGCTGTTGTGTTACAGCATCTAAGGCTTTACCAGCAGATGCAGCAGCAGGGTCAATATTAATGTGTACTGCTTCTGCTACCCCGTCTGGAAGAATAGAAGGGTCAACAGTCATAGGGAACTTGTTGTTACCGAATAGTACATCTGTGATAGAACCATAAGCAGCAAGTGTCTTAGTCTTAGTAACTTTAACAAACACACGAGACTTCTCAGTATCAGTAAACTTTACGCTAGAGCTATAGAGGCCACGGTAGTTTCTGTAAGCTTTAAGCCAACGATCTTCATCTGAACGCCTTGAGTCTTCAGAGCGTGAGAACCGTGACTGTACAAAACTAACAACACTAGAAGCTTCTTTAAAGATGCTATCCTTGGTATCCTCTGCTGCTGTTACATCGTCTGTCTCAAACGAAAGTTCGTTAATCTCTGCCATGTTCTTTTTCCTTAATAGCCGAAGCTGGGGTCTGATGCTTGGAAACCTGAGCGTTGTTTTTCTGGGTTAAAATCCCATATGCTGCTTCGTGGTCTTGTCATAATTCCATAACGTAGAGCGTCATATAAGTGATCCTCTGCGTTGGTATCAACGTCTTCTAGGTTTCTCTTGTCCAGTGGTATACTAGGTAGTTGTGCAATAATGTTAGTGCAGTTGTTCATAAACACAATACGTGGCTTTTCTGTAAAATCATCAACCTGTAATCGCCTATGTATTTCGTTCTTTCCTGCAATACGAGAGCCACGTGACCTGTCTGATGGACGCCAGCGGCACCCCTTGTGGATCATCTGCTCAGCCAGTGAAGGGCCTGTATCGCCACGATTATGCCATAGAGAGCTATCAAGAACTCCATAACGTATGCCACCATCACTTGCTTCAGCTTCAAGTATCAAATCTGCAAGATCAGAAGCAGTAACTTTAGAGTTATACATCTCACGATATACGATTAGTTGTTCATCAGGGCTTACAGCAAACCAAACAACACCAGTGTAAGAACCATACCCATAATCACAAGCCCGAAACCTTGTCCAAGACTCAGGGATGTCGAATTGTTCAATAACGTGTATCTTTCGATCAAACTCTGGAAAAGCGGCACCCTCATTAACATCCCAATTACCTTCCAGTAACTGCTTACGCTGATGCTCAGGAAGAGAAAGAAGCATCGCTTCATAGTCTCCCGACTCAGCCAAGTACGGATTATCGAATAAAGAGGCAGGAATAAAGCGTCTTTTAAATAGAGGCTGACCTTCTTTACTATGTCCTTTGGGGAACCTAATTGTTTCACCCGATTCAACATGTGTTGCCCAGAACGCTTTACTTGACGCGCCCGGATCAATAAACATTTTTTTAACCCAGCTATGACCGTTTCCTCCGGGGTTTGTAGTGGCTCTCATGTAGAGGCCAATTTCATTAGAATGTGCCGATCTTAAGCGACTTCTCATATAGTCCCAAGCGTAAGGGCTAGCCCATTGTGTAAGTTCGTCAAAACCGATCCAATTAAATGCCTGCCCTTGGTAACGGGTAACATCTGTATCTTTATCCAAGTAAGACATCCAGAGCCTACCGCCCTGAGGAGAAGTCCATTGTGATTTACGCTCTGACCACTTGATTCCCGGTACGGCACGAGGGTATAGCTCCTGAGATTTCTGGATAAGTTCCCTTAGTTCTTCTGTAGTATGTCGTACAAGTAATCCTGAAAAGTTAGGATGATTTAAACCATGTAAAGGGTCTGCAAGCATAGCATATGATTTACCACCACCTGCTGAACCTCCATATAGAACCTCTCGCTCTGATGCACCTAGAAAATCTGTCTGTGGGCCAGGGTTTGGCTTAAAAACAACCTCTTGTGCAAACTCAACGTCAAAAGCGTCTGCCTTGGGTGTAGCAGGAACGGAATGCTTCTCTTCAATCTTCGCGGATACTGTAGCTTCCGACACGGCCTTCTTCAAGCTTTTCGATTTGCGTGAGCGTTTCTTGGAGCCTTCTGGCAAGCTTGCGTTTAATTGCAGCTGATGTCTTACGTCTTTGCTCAACTTTAACTCTCTTATGCAATCCCATGTGTGAGATGTAACGTCCTGTAGTCTTACTTAGCCATTGTGCTACTTCTCGGTAAGAGTACTGCTTTAAATGTCGCTTTGCAAGCTCTAATGCTTCTAGTTCTTCAGAAATAGGCTCTAAAAGATTGTCATCCTCTGGGTGTATTCTGTAACCAAAAGGTACCTGCCTCAAAGTAACACGTGCTATTACGTGCCACTCTTTCTGTTTGCCCTTAAAAGGCTTTGGTAACTCCCAAAACCCTAAGTCTCTATCAAAATCATATCTAGGCAATGTTACTCGTTGTTACCTTCTTTTGGTGGCAGATAAAAGATACCACCTCCATTAGAAGTAACGTCCATTTTTTCTACTTTACCAAGTCCAGCACGATCAAGCAAGTCCTTAGCTGCAGCCATCTTCTCTTTTATACCTAACTCAGTAGGGTCAGCTAGAGCACCAACAAGAGCCATAACGGCCTTTGGTGCAGAGCGAGAGAAGTAGGAGCGTGTGGCATCTGCAATCTCATCTTTAAGGGCTTCAACAATTAAACGTGTAGGCGTTTTCTCACTATACCCTGCAAGACGCTTTGCTAATACAACATCACCGCCTGCATCATCAAACAATACTTCTAGGAACTTCTGTTGGTTTTCTGTGAGGCTACGTGCCATAGTGTATTCCTTATAGTGGATTATCGACTAGTTCATCATATGCTTTCCATATGTCATTGACCTCTGTTTCTAGAGTATCAAGTGTATTGCCTAGTCCATCTGTAATAGTTGTAGCTTTATCTACCTGACTACGCAAGTCTAAAAGAACTTTCTGCTGTTCAAGAATCTGAGTCATGTTTGTAGATAGCTTTGCAAGCTTCTCGTTTAAACCACGTACATCATTATCTAGTATGGCTTGCTCAAGAGTTTGAATACGAGAAGTAAGACGTGCATCTAAACCTTTATTATTAGTATTTGTACTAGCTTCTAGGTTCTGTATAAGAGATGTAAGACTTGCTTCAAGGGACTGTAACTCAGTAACAGCTAGTGCATTAAGACTTAGCATCTTAGAATTAAGAGTATTGTTTATTTCCTGTAAATCTATATTAAGTTCAGCATTTACAGTAGCAATCTCTCTCTGGGCTTTAGTCTCAACAGAAGTAATAAGTGTAGTTAATTCATCTGCTTTGGCGTCAAATGCTTTAGACTTAACTGCGACTAGTTGAATACCTTTTTCTACACCATAGAAACGCTGCAGTGTATCATAAGACCAGTAAACACCCCCTGCAATGGAAGAAAGAATTGGAAGGGCTACAGCCACCATCCAACCCTTAATGTTATACCCTGCAATGTTAAATGAAAAGTCCATCATTGTGTCGGATAACCGCCATATTCATTAATGTATTCACCTGCTGCATATAGCTCACCTGCGTTCTTCATATCAGGGCTTAAGTAACCCTGCCAACCAGAGTTAAACCCAGAGTCAGCCCATGTAATTACAAACTCATCAACGCTTTGTGTGTACGTAATAGCTGTGTAGCTACCAACCAAGAAGTTACCTTGAGTAGCATAAGAGTCAATACTTGCTGTCAGATCATTATTATTAGCTGCAGACATAAAAGCACCAGCCTGCTGTGCAAACTGTTCTACTGCTGTAACAGCTTCATTGTAAGTATTAACCTCTACAGCATCAATACTGTACTCATCAGTAGCTACCAGACCCTGTAGTGCTACTTGCTCAGGCTTAGTGTCTGCGTCAACTGCAATATTGGCAACTTCTACTGCTGACATTATTACAGATGTTGCTACAGTAAGATTGTCTACTGCTATATTAAGACCATTCATATTAGCTGCATGTTCCTGCATGAATAACTGCTCTGCTGTGGTAGCAATAGCGTAGTCATGAGTAAGAACCATTGCCCTAGCATTTAGGTAAGCACCTAATTCATCTGCTGTAATAAGACCTTCATTCATCGCGCCATCAGTAACAACACCACCAATAGCGGCATAACCTACGGCACCTACAGTACGAACACCACTATCTATAATACGAGATTGTATATCACCAATAGAGGCAATAAGCTGATCAATCTTCTGCTGCCCCGTTAGAGTATGGTCTTGGTTAGCGTTTGCTACTGCGGAAACGGTCACTAAGGCTGAGCCTAGGAGCATTGTCTTCAATAATACCTTCATCTGTGTCTTCCTCTCCCACCCTTAAAAGGATATTCCAAAACTTTATGTCAAGAATATAACCAACTATGTAAACAGATGGATTATCCCTGTACTTCTGTATTGCTGCTCTCCCCATGAGCAACTTACCTGTCTTAATGTCATTAATGGGACAGGGTGTATTTGCTAACATCATACTACGAAAGACAACGGGGTCTTGGCAGAGAATACTAATAGCTGAAACTTGCAGGCCTAGTCCACCCACTTGCTGTGGTGCTCCTAATAGCCTAGCGTTCTTACGTCTGTTACAAGCCTCATCCTGTATAGCTCCACCTGTACTAAAACCAAACATTGTAACCTGAATACCTGTAGTAAGAGGCATTAAGCAACTGTCGTTACCACCTGCACCCATAATAGTAGGTGCTATTGCACTCATTACAGGGGCAGCACTACCAGCGCCTGTGGCATTGTAGTTGTTAGTAGTAGCACTCTCTTCGTTATTACTATCTACTATTGAATCTTGATAGTTATTACTAAAATCACCTGTAACATCATTCCCTACTGCAATCCTCGCCAATAACATTACGAAGATCAGGGTCGCTACACATAAGCTGTACGGCTGCTTTATCTTGGCCAATGTATGATAGAGTTTGTGCATCTAAGTTCCGCTGACATTTCTTATTATCTTTAGGGCAGGACATAGGAAGGACTAGTGAGGAAGTACTACAACTAGTAGTTATACTCCCCAATAGTATAATTGCAAGGATTTTCTTACTTACTGTCAAATCGTGCTTTAATCTCGCCACGAGTAATACCAACGTCCTTTAAGTCTCTGTCGCTCATATGTTGCAGTATCCAATAGTCGGCTCTAAGTTGTTGTGACTTAGCAATAGAAGCACCTAAAGCTAAGAAAAACTTATGTAGTGATTTAAGGGCTATTTTGATAAGTACGAATGCTTTGGTAGGGGCTGTATATACTAGTTCCATTTTTGGTAACTCCATGTGTGTTAAGTCTTTGCTAGACTCACATAGTTATACCTATAATATCCGTATATTACATATACAAGTTTGCATACCCGCTACCCGCTACTCATCAACCCATTTAACCCATGTGTCACCACTTGTAATCTTGCCCTTCTTGCTAGGCGGTTTAGGCTTCTTCTTAGGCTTAGCATCTTCTGCAATACAGATATCTGTAACGTTAGGGTCTTTACTCTGTACATTGCCGTAGTTGTCTTCACCAGCTGATTGATTACCTCTAGAATCCCATACATAGCCATGCTCATCTACACGATACCCTGCAGCCTCTAGTGCAGTCTGGTACTTTTGATAATACTTCATGTTAAGAACGCTTTGTACTGATAGGGTTTGCTGGCTTCATATCTGCACCACAAGCTAATCCACCATGAGCGTAACCTGCCCTCATACCCCGTGTAGGTTTCTTAGGCTTTTTCTTAGTCATTCCACCATGGCTGTATCCAGAACTAGGTTTCATTTCCTCATCTTTCATCATCTTACCATTTGGCATTTTATGGTATCCACTTTTCATTTCTTTTTAACCTTTGCTGTTTTAGCTGCTGCTTTAAAGTTAGCTGCAGTAGGAGCACCCCTACTTCCAGGAGTACGCATTGTTTCCTTGCTACCCGCTTTAATACGGGCTTTCTTCTTATGAATGTTTTCGTACAAAGACATGTTACCACTTAACCTTATCTGCCCAGTATGCTGCGCTCATCTTACCCTTGGCAATGTTCTTACCGTGTCTAGCCTTAAAGCTCTTACGCTTAGCCTTCATGCGGTCAGATTCACCCTCCTTGGGTTTGCCTGCTGTTGAGGCTCCCTGCTCACCAAAGCGGATGAGCTTAATGGTGTCACCTTCCTTGGCAAGTACTGCATGGGACTTAGAAGGATGTTTAGGGGTACGCTTAGGCTTGTTGTAACCTTCAAACGTCTCACCCCTGTATTCTATTGCCATTACCTATTTTCCAGCTAATTAGATTAAAACTATGTATTGTGCTTAGGCCTTGCCAGCCTTCTTGTTACGAGGGTAGCTTCTGTTAGTGCTTGCAGACTGTACACGTAAGTTAGACTTAGCATTATTACGAGGATTACCATCCTTATGGTCAACATCCTTACCATCACCCTTAGTTACGGCTCCACCCTTCTCCATAGCATAACGTGCCTTCTTACGGCCACGGTTATCAGCCATACGCTTAGGTGACTTGTCATATTTACCTTCACCACTCATGGTGTAGTTACGTTTCTTCTTAGCAGGTTTCTTCTTAATGTCACTCATAGTGTCTTTTCCTGTCAGGGTCTAATACATCATGTTTCTTTAGCATACCTTCAAGGTACATACACCGCTCTACGTAATCTAAGGTTAATTCTTTATCTGGGAATACAGAACGTAGATGCTCTCTAACGTAGAACACGTCACTACGAGGAATATGTACACGCGAGAAAGCTCTAGCATCATTGTTTGCTAATGCAGAGTAGAAATCTTCTAATACGGAATCAGATGCATATAGTTGTATGCGTTTAGACATGATAGTCAACACTTTTATTACTTTAATAGGGGGGAAATATGGTACGTGCCGCAAACTACGCATGAGGAGAGTAGCTACATAGAGTGCAACACGTACCAGTTCGTTGTAACGTTCTCTATTATTATTAGTTGTTACGAGTTCTGTTACTATAAACAGTATACTTCATAAGAATACAAACTACAAGAGGCTATTTATACTTTAATGTAACATAGAGTTACTACTATAGAGTAGCTACTCTTCCTCTTCCACTGACCTTTATGTAACAACTCTTATATAGAGTAGCTACTCTTCTTATTTATTACTTGTTTTTATTTATTACTAAGAAATGTAGCTACTCTCTACTACTACTACGTAGTTATAGTTAAAGAAAGTACCCCCACAACCCCTAAAATGAATAATGACACATTATGTACCACATTGTGATACAACTGTAACATATTGTAACAATCAGTGAACACTATCGTAGAGATTAACTAGATAGGACCGCATCGGACTTACTTTCTATGGGTTTACATTGTGTATTATAGTGCACAGGCTTTATACGGGACTTAAAAAACCACTTCTGTGTATTTGTACATATACGTACTACCCCGGCACCCCCAGTGGCCCATGCCGCCCCCCTCTTTTATGTGTTACGGTGAGGCCCCTGCCCTATAAATAAGGGTTTTACGAATTAGGCCCCTGCCCTGTCATACAAATAATGGTGATTGTAACTCTATAAACTATTGTTTTTGCTACATATTGCAACTGAATGATAGTCAGTACAATTACAATAAGGTAATCCACCCCTGCCCTATCCGGTACCTTGACGAATATGCCACCCAGCCGAGTATCTAATACGGTGACACATAATAGTTCAGCATTAAACTATATTCCTAATGCTTATCAATAATGGTTCAGCATTAAACTGTATGAACATGAATTATACATTCAATATCTTGCATGGGTTACCTTATTGTTACAATGTAACACTCTACTTGATAATCATTATCATATATTCCTGTGAGTGAAATAATGGA